TACCTGGTATATACTCTTCTCTGTATGTTTCTCTATAGCAAGTTTTACTAGTTGTTTCCCACTTATAACATCATCAGCACTTGCTGAAACAGGTGTGAGTGCTATAAGTGATGCAAGTAAAAGTTTCATTATTCAAAAGTAGAATCAGGTTCTAATGCTATGTAGTAAGTTAAGTCATAATCTTCACTTGTAAACTTAGATAAAAGTTTTGAAGAGACGACAACATTATATGTACCAGGTATAATCTTCAAGTTTTCTTCTTTAAAGTTAAATGTAAACTTCTTATCTGTTTCACCAACTACAATTGAGAAATCATTTGATGTATCATTCTTCTTATCTCTTGCAACTAGTTTAACAACACCATCTTCTCCAATAGCAGAGATATCAGGTAAAGAATAAACATATGATGCTTTCTTTAGTTTCTCTAACTGTTGACTTCTAAGAATAAAACAAACATCCTGTGTTGGTAATGAAAGAGGTTTATCTGGAGGTGATACAATTACTGATGGATCAGCAAAGAAATACTTAGATCTCATCTTACCTTCTTTGATAACTACATGCTCATCTCTAGTAAAATCTAACTCAGGAGTTTCATGTAGATCTAAACCATTTAAGAACTGAACTAGATCATAGATTCCAAAATCTTTTGGAAACTCTTCATCTACAGTTGCTTCTGCTAAAATGTTTTTCATAACACTTATAGTACGCAACTTACTACCCTCTTTGAACAGAATAGATTGATTAATAGATGAAAAGTTTTTTAGTAACTTAATTGTTTTGTCAGATAGTTTCATATCAGTTAGTGTGTCCATCAAAATAGTAAAGTAATAAACAATAATGTGCTGCTTTTAGTATATCACGCTTTGCCTGTCCTTTCTTCTCATACCTAGTTAAGTATTTGATTGCATTAGATCTACAGAATGACTTTGCATCTCCAACAGATTCAATGATATCAAGTGTTTGAACATTATCTTGATCAGATGTATAATGTCCTTCATATGTTGTATTAACATAATCTCTAAGATCTTTTAGACTCTTATCCTCCTGATACTTTAAGGTGTCTTTTGATACACCATCATCAATAATTACTCTTTCTCTTGTACTTGGGTCTCTTCCACTTACATATCTGTAAACAGTTTTACCTTTATCAGGGGATTCATAAATCCATTTTGTGTTTTCTTCCCAGTTTCCTGTTACTTTAAATGCCCTCTCTCTGTCCTTTGGATCAGTGAATGGGTTTTCTCTGTCAGGATCATTTCTAGTGTAATCATAATAATAATCAGAGTGTTTAACATTATTCATTAGATGGTCAAAGGCTACAGTATATGTGTCACCACTATCTGCTTCCTCATCAGGAACCTCTGGTGGCCAAGGTGAACCAGGAGTCCACTCAAAACCACCACTCTTTTTAATCCAATCTAAATTTATATCTTTAGACATAATACTTTGTATGTTCTACCAGTATATCAAGAATCTGCTCCTGAGTCAACTGGCATCTCAAAGTCAGCATCAACCTTATCATATAACTCTAAGAATGATTGCTTAGTCTCATCATCAAATCTGTTTACACAAACTTGGATTGCTTTTGCTTTGTTGTTGAATATAGAGTAAGCACGAACTATGTGAACTAGTCTTCTTGTACTGATGATATCCTCAACACCACCATCATAGAATGTCTTACGAATGATGTCACCCCAATCAACAAGTCTCTTACAGAAGTCAGCATCATCAACACCAAGATTCTTAGCAACTGCTGTCAATATCTTGTTCTCAACAGCAGGTGCTGGATACTCTTGCTCAAAGGTTACTGGGAATCTCTCAAGGAATGCTTCATTAAGAACATTAGTTCCAATGAATCTACCATCATCTGAACCTTTACCTTTAGTATTTGCAGTTGCAATGATATTGAATCCCTTTGCTGGTTTGATAAACTTACCAATCTTCTTAAGGAAAACTCCTTTACCTTCAAGTATAGATTGAAGACATAGTATTTTGTTTGAAGCAAGGTCAATCTCATCAAGAAGTAAGATAGCACCTCTGTTAAGTGCTTCAATAACAGGACCATTGTGCCAAACTGTAGCACCATTGACTAAACGAAATCCACCAATCAGATCATCTTCATCTGTCTCAATAGTGATGTTTACTCTGATAAGTTCTCTCTTCAACTGTGCACATGCTTGCTCTACACCAAATGTCTTACCATTACCTGATAGTCCAGTAATAAATGTAGGGTAGAATATTTTGGATGATATTATCTTCTTAATATCAGTGAAAGGACCAAACTTAACAAAAGTATTATCTGTATCTGGAACTAGATTCTGTTCTGACTGTGGAACTACAGCAGGTGCTTCATATGCTTTCTCTATACTTTTAACTGCTTTAGGAGTTACTTTGAGATTCCACTTTCCTTTACCAACTTTATACTGTTTAATTTTTCCTGTAACAGTTGAATAACCAATGTCATTCATAGCACAAAATGCTCTGACATCAGCAGCAGTGAACTCTGTGCCATAGTTGGATTTTAAACCATCAAATGCTTCTTTTTCTGTCATTTTAATTTCAAAGGGAGTAGTCATAATCAAATCATTTATCTATACCCTTATTATACTTGTATGTATATACTAATCTACATTTAGTGTGCCACTTTTTTATCTGGGTATATGAAGATTTAAGATATCCCATGTGTGTTCATAACTATGTACATGATATGTAAATCCTAATTTCTTAGTCCTTATAACATTTGCTAGAGGAAAATCATTTTGTCCCTCTGCCATCATATCTCCATAAAAATATATGAAATCATCTTTACCAAAATCCCTTAATATCTGTCCTTTATTTCTACCTAATGGTGAAATATCTAAACCAGTTTGACCACCAACTTGTACTTCCAAATCAGGAAATCTTTTTTTTATTTTTCTTGCTATATTTTTTCTTTCATCATGTTTTCTATCCCATTTAACATACTCATCTCTCTCCTCTAATACAACTCCTTGACCTCTACCCAAGATACTAAAGTTAATTCCACCAGGTCTTCTTTCTATATGTGTTCCAGTTCTAACTGGAAACTTACTATGATGTAATTCATCCATCAAAAATTCTTCTACATCACTAGGTATCTCCCATTCATCTCTGTAAACATTTATATCTCCCTCATATACATCACTACCAGAGCAATTATAAACTCTCTTTGCTTTTTGGAATAAATCATTTCCAATTTGTTCTATAGTTTTTTCTCTATCACTACCTGTGACAAGATAGACATCCTCTTCATCAGAGAAATCAAGCATGTATTTTTCAAAATCATGATCAATCTGTTGTCTGGAAGGAGTCAATGTTCCATCAACATCAAAAATATATTTGTTATTCATTTTTTTGGATATAGTTTAGAAATTTTTTCTTGTCTTTTTCTTTCCTTTTCTTTCTTGTCATCAAACCAATTCACTGGCCAGCGATTGATTTTCAAAGCATCTCTAAAAGGTTTTTTCTTAGGCAGTTTGAGTTTCATTTTTTATACTTTTTTATGCTCTGCTCCCAATCTGCTAGACTTGATTGCATTTGACCCTCATTCTCTTTTGGATCAAATTTATCATATCCTTTTATTTTTTTCCATTCATTATACAATGCACCTAATACCCATGCCTGAGACAATTGTTTAGGTCCATTCTCTAACAGTTCAAGATGACGCTTGTTACTTGTATACTGTTTGTATTCTTCTCTCCAATTGGAGTCATCATAAAGTGGTGTTGTCATTATCCGTATGTAAAAGTTTTTCCTTTAATTTGAGATTGTCCCTCTGGGTTTTTGCCCTGTGGTTTAAATTTACCTAATTTAATATTTTTTGATTTGCCGAGTCCACCTTTTCTTGTTGCTGATAGTGTACCAGTTTTTTTCGTTTGTGTCAACACGGAGTCCTGTCCATACTTTTTACCAAGTGCCTTAACTGTCTTTTTGAATTTCCTCTTACCCATCTTACCTGATGAGACAACATGACTTCTTTCCTTTACTTTCTTCTCCTCACCAGTTTTTTTATCTTTCTCCATATATGAACCAGTTACTTTCGTAGCACCACCTAGTCCTCTACCACGAATATCCTTATCTAGTTGTTTAGCTCTCGCACGATTTTCTTTAGCAGACTTATCAGCCCTTGAGGCAGACATCATGGCAATGCCACCTTTATCAGATTTACTTTTTATTCTGCTAAGACTACTCTCGTCTAAAAACTCCTTAAATGTCTTCATCCTTCGCACTAATTTTAAGTATTTATTATCGAATGATTTGTATATCTTCATCTTCCGTCCACAATTCTACATTATTTCGGAATCTACC